ATTTAATTATTTTATACTATATGGAATATATTATATTTATTTTTAAAATAAGCTAACATATACTGCAATATTTGAATAAGGTACGATTAGGATAAATCAAAGATTTATCCTAATCTTAAGACATAAAATCTTTGATTTTCTGTCGTACGATAAATAAAAAATCTTCGATTTTTTATTTATCCTAAGTTTCATGCGTAAGCATGAAACGTACTAATGATGCATATTATTATTACATTGAATTTAATAAATATTTAATTGAATAAGACAAAGATGAATGCCCCTAAATAATTAATTTAAAAATTTTTATAATAATTATTAATTATTATAAAATTATTAATACTTAATTGAAACAACGAGAAATAAATCTTCGATTTATTTCTCGGCGAAACATTAATTACATATGATTTATTTTTTGACAAAACATTTCTTCTAATAAATAATTTTTCATTTTTTATGAAATTTTAAATAATTTTCTGAAAAATATGTGTATTCAGGATATCCACCATATATGAATATAGAATCAACAAATATCATTGAATTAAATAAAATAATAAAATTATTAAAATTAAACTAGAAACATAATTTTTAGTTATATGCATTATAAATTATATGGAATATCTAAAATTAAAAAATGAGTGTATTTAATACTACAAACCAGTTACTCATTAAATTAATAACTCGATAAAAAAAATTATAAAATAAATTTAATCATAATAAAAGTTATAATGGTGAATAAAATTCCTCCCCATAATGTATCAATAATACTTTCATAAAATCCCCAATTATTAAGTGTTGCCTTATTAGTTGAATTATATATACCATAAATTATTATACCTAATAAAAAAGAATTTAATAATTTATTATTATCATTTCTTTCTAATATAAAATAGTATAAACTAAATGTTAATAATAAATATGCCATTATACTTGATATATAAAATTCATTATTTATTTTAATTGGTGAATTATTTATTCTGTCAAATTGATTTTTATACATTTGATAATTAATAATTGTTATCATTGGTAAATCAATTATTAATAATAATAATAAAATAATTATAAAATTATTCATATATATATTATACAGTATATTATTTAATATAAGTTTTATTTATTTAATTAATGTTTCGCCGAGAAATAAATCGAATATTTATTTCTCGGCTTAATAACGAGATAAAAATCAAAGATTTTTATCTCGTTGTTTCAATTAAGTATTATAAATATATTAATATACACCTATTTTCAGGAAAATTATCAAAAATTTCATAAAAAATAATATTTAATAAATTTATATAATTTTGTAAGTAATAATTATTTATTTAAAAATAGGTATATTTAATGAGCATAGAAAAAAATTATTTATAAATAATTTTTCATTTTTTTATGAAATTTTTGATAATTTTCATAAAAATGTGTGTATAATAAAAATGGTTTATTGAAAAATTGATTAAATGAAACATTTTTTAAATATAATTTTTAAAATAACTTATTTTTAATTTTGAAAATCTTAACATATTATTTTTATAAAAACTATTAAATTTTTATGAAAATGATTAAATATTTTTTAAATTTTTCAATAAATGACAATATTTCTATTAAAAAATAATTTTCAATAAATAACAATATTTATAATAATGAAATAATTGGTTCGTTGGGTGATAAACAAAATTTATCACCCCAATTTATTGATACAAACAAATCTTTGATTTGTTTATATCGATTCAATAAATGACAATATTTATAATAATTATTTCATTATTATTCCAAAATTATATAAATGTATTAAATATTATTTTTAAATGCACCGTAGAGGAAAATCTTTGATTTTCCTCTACAATGGATGGGGATAAAATCTTTGATTTTATCCCCCCCATGCACTAAATTAATTTTATAAAATTAATAAAGTACAATAGACATAAAAAAATAATATGAATATTCTTTTTTATGAATTTTTTGATAATTTTCATGAAAATTAGTGTATTATTTTTATAATAAGATAATATATTTAAATTAGTAATATTTAATAGATTATTAAATAAAAAATATTATTTAAATAATTTTTATCACAGAACAAATATATATAATAATCAAATTAAAATAAACCGATTCTAAAAAGAAAAAATAATTAAATTTTTTATTTTTATATAGCTGGAACATAAGATATAAACTGTTTTTGATTATCATCATATAACTTTTTTTTCACAATTTTACTTTCATTTTTATAAAAATTATCAAAAATTTAATAAAATGAAAAAATATTTATCTTTGATAAATATTTTTCATGTTCATTAAATATACCTATTATTTAATAAAATAATAATTATTCGCAAAATTTATTAAATATATTGTGCGTGATAAGTCTTTGATTTATTCCAATCTTTCGACAGAAAATCTTTGATTTTCTGTCATTCTCAATAAAATGTACAAAATTAATATTTATGAAATTTATGATAAAATTCATAAAAAATGAATGTATTATAATAAAAAATTGAAATATTAGTTATCTTTTTATTTAGATATTGACATGTTATTATAATCATTATGAGCTAATGATTTGTATCACCATCAATTCAATTAATGGTGAATTATATATAAAACTATTCATATTGATAGTTTAGAATTAACTAATTTACAGATTAAAGAATTATTTGATAATTTAAATGATAAATTTTATAAAATATTAAATAATAATAAAGTAATATATACTAATTTATATGATTTACATTAGGATAAAGTAATATTAATTAATATTTTAACAATAGTATTTATGGATTATGATACTAATAATATTAATAAATTAAGAAATGATAGTTTATTTATATTATATTAATGATGAATTAAAAAATAATTATGATATTGCTAAATTTGCTGTTAATAATAATAGTTATGCTTTACAATATGCTAGTGATGAATTGAAAAATAATTTTGATATTGTTAATTTTGCAATTAATAATAATAGTTATGCTTTACAATATGCTAGTGATGAATTGAAAAATAATTTTGATATTGTTAATTTTGCAATTAATAATAATAGTTATGCTTTACAATATTCTAGTTATGAATTGAAAAATAATTTTGATATTGTTAATTTTGCAATTAATAATAATAGTTATGCTTTACAATATGCTAGTGATGAATTGAAAAATAATTTTGATATTGTTAATTTTGCAATTAATAAAAATATTAATATTATATCATATGCTAGTGATAATTTGAGGAATAATTTTGATCTTGTTAAAATTGCAATTAATATTGATGGTTTAGTTTTAAGAGTAGTAAGTGATGAATTAAGAAATAATTATGATATTGTTAAAATTGCTGTGAATAATAATGGTAAAGCTTTACAATATGCTGGTAATGAATTAAGAAATAATGTAGATATTGATTATTGCTATGAATAATAATAGTTATGCTTTATACTATGTTAGTGATGAATTGAAAAATAATGTAGATATTGTTAAAATTAGTAGAAATACTAATCAACATTTTTTAGAATAAGATAGTAATTAAAAACTAAATTATAATATTAATTTATTCAGTAATAATTATTTAATAATGATTATCATATACTTTATATTTTCAGAATAAATAATTATTCATTAGATAATTTTTTAGATTACTATAAAACATATTTTGAAAATTAGTGTATTTAAATTATTTAATAATGATAATTTATATGATTTAGAATCTAGTTACAAATAATAAAAATTAGCAAAAATATTTATCATATCCATTTTATAAAAATTATTTATCATAATTATGTATTTAAAAATAATATTTAATAAATTTATATTAATTTTCATTTTTTATGAAATTTTTAATAATTTTTATAAAAATTTCATAAAAAATTGAATTTAAAATATATTATTTTAACGTTTTTTAATTATACCGTAATTTTTTGTCACAAAATTTATAAACTTGAATTTCCAAGATTAATAAATTTGACTTCATATTATTAACAACAATGGATGTTATAGGCCAAATGGAAGGTCCTACTATGGAAAAAAGAATTAATACTGTGATGTTATATTTAATAGATAAAACAGATACTTGTACAAAAAATGAAGATTTAATTAAATTTATCTTGTCATATGATAAAAATGAATTGAAAAATATTGTATCTAGTATTGTACCTACGATTAGTGTAGGTAGTATGGCTGATTGGACTTGTTTTTCTGGTAGATTATGTATTAAAACTGTTATTGAAATATTAGAACAAAAATTTAATGAATGTTCTAAATGAAAATTAATAATTATTTAAATAAAAAATATCATTTTATTTTTCTAAATTATATACCTATTTTTATAAAAATGAATGTATTTATAATCATTTATTATATAGTTTATACAAGTTATAATAATTTTATAAAATAATATGTATATTTAATGTGCATATAAAAATTATTTATCTTTGATAAATAATTTTTATGAAAATAAGTATATATCAACGAAAAATAATAATTTAAAAAATAATTAAATTTTTTATTTTTGTATAGCTGGAACATAAGATATAAATCGTTTCTGACTGCCATCATATAACTCTTTTTTTACAACCTTATTTCCATATATATCTTTTTCTTGCATATAAATAAAGAATAACCTATTATAATCTGATGGCATTTTAGTATTTTCATTAATAATTTTTAATTTAGTAGCAACCATCTTATCATATATGCCCCATGTTAATATTTTACAATTATTAAAAATAGTTTTTTGTTCATGATTTGTTAAACTTTTAACTTTTCTAAAAGGATTTATTTTTGATAACCATAATATATCTGCGCGAAGGTAATTGCCTAAGCCAGAAATTATTTTTTGATTAATTAAAACATTACCAATAGGTTTATCTAAATTACTTGTTTTCAAAATTTGATGTTTAAAAACTTCTAATGTTGTATTTTTATCCATAATATCTGGACCTATTGTTTTAAGTACTTTATCTAAATCATTTTGATTATCAATACATTTTAAAGTTCCATAAGATAACACATCATAATAATATAATGTTCCTTCATTTGTAACGATTTCAAAATTTAAATGGTTTAATGAATTTTTCATATATGTGTCCATCATTTCTTTATCTACATATTTTTTATAATATTTATAGATATCAGTATGATCATATTTATCAAAATTTTTTTTCAAAAAACACCAACCGCCAACAAGTCCTAGTCTATTAATTAAAAATAAATTATTATCAAATACTAAATATAACATTTTACCTTTCGTTTTAACATCTATTAATTTTAATGGTATATTATTTTTAAGTTTATTATAATTTTCAAACGGACCTTTATTTTTATATCTTCCATTTAATATATTAATATCTATTATTTTCTTATTTTTTAATTTTTTTTTAATAAAATCAGCACATTTACGAACTTCATTTATTTCTGGCATATATATAATGTTACAAATATATTTTGATATTAAATAATTTATCGTATTTGAAAAAAAATATCTAAAATATTATTTAAAAATAACTTGGTTCTGAGTGAAGGAAATTTAGAAATAATTAATAAAAAATAATCTATTATTTTTTATTAATTATTGAATTAGAAAATTTTCACAACGAAACCTGTATCTAGTATTGGTTATTTTATTAATTTTAATATTTATTTATAATGGCTGTTCAACCAAAATCTTTGATTTTGGTCCAAGAACTAAACCCGAAGGGTTTAATTGTTCGCATTTGACTTATAGAAATTAATATTTTATTAAATTGAATACAATAATGATAACATATATTATTACCTTATACAATTATACAATTATATGTTGTTTTATTTAAAAAATAAATATAATATTTTTCATATACACCCATTTTTATAAAAATTATCAAAAGTTTCATAAAAAATGAAAAATTATTTATCTTTGATAAATAATTTTTGTATAGAAAAAATATACGTGTGTTTTTTTCTATGCTCATTAAATATACCTATTTTTTAATTAAATAATTATTACTCCCAAAATTATATAATTTTATTAAATATTATTTTTAAATACACTTAATAAAAATTATAAAATGAATATAGTGAACGAGTATTTTTTATGAAATTTATGATAATTTTCATAAAAATGAGTGTATTATAAAATAATTAAATATTAAAATGAATAATATTACAATCATACTATAAAATGAATAAGATATTTATAATTTATATATATAATATTTATTAGATTAGGGGGTGTTTATAGCCTCCATTAATAATAATAGTTGATGATAAATTACATAAATAATATATAAATTATTACAATAAATATATAATTATTTTGGATAATTTTTAAAAATTATCCAAAATATATAAAAAAAAGATGCATATACTATATATAGTAAATATATCTTTAAATATATTTTTTTAGTTTAATAAAAAAAAAATAGTTCTGTTAATAATTATTGATATTTTTATTTATATTTTATCAATAATTATTAATGATGCTAAATATAAATAATTAATATAATTATTAATATATCTATCATTATGTATTTTTAATCTTTTATATTGTTTGTAAATGGCTATTTTATGTTCAACATTTATTCGTTTTTTAAATAAAATCTTATTTTTTAATTATAATTGATAATTTTAATAATCAATAAACAATATTATAATGAATTTTATAATAATACGAAAAATAGATTATATCCAATTAAAACATTAATAAAATCGATTTTATTTCTTATAGAGGATTCATTGAAAAAAAAATTTATTTTTTATTTATGTTTGTTATTAAATTGAATACAATAAATAATTATATATTTTATATATTTGTTATAAAGATATTATTATTAGATTTATTAATAATAATTGAATAAATTATAATTAAAATTATCAATAAACAATACACCTATTTTTATAAAAATTATCAAAAATTTCATAAAAAATACTATTTTACCATATTCATTTTATAAAATTTATTTAGTGTATTTAAAAATAATATTTAATAAATTTATATAATTTTGTT